GGTCCTGAATGGCGACAATTGTGCCTTCGCTAAAATAGAGCATACCGCGAAATGCGGCGGCTAGAGCGTTCAAGGCATCATACGCTTCCGTCCTGTCAGTAATGTAAGCATTAAAAACCATGCGCGGCTCCATACCTCCTATGCCATCTGGAACCAGCTCGTCACAGTATTGAGCAATGGGGTAGAGACTATATCTATCCACTTGACTTTCATCAATAAACTCGCCCGCTCCATAGCGCTTATTAGTCAACAAATCATAAAATACCCATGCAGGATTATTGCTCCAAACAGTCTTGAACGTGCCATCCCAAATGCCGTCGTAAGTTCGCTCAATTGGATCGTAATTAGTTGGCACTTTAATCTTGACGCCTAGCATGTCAGCACTAATTTGCGGCACTGCTGTAAAATTTTCGGCGCCAATTTTAATGCCAATCAAGGCAGTATTTGGATAGCGAAAAGAGCGCGTGTATATGCCAACAATAGCCCTAAAAAATATCTCGTCCGTCACAGAAGTAGAGGTGGCATCTTCTGTGATGCGTTCTAATGTAACAATCCACGGGCCAGTGCCTTGCAGGCCATATTCGTATTCAAAGTCAACTGGTCCCCTGCTTTTACCAGTGATTGTTTTATTTTCGTTGACAAAGTCCGATCCGCCATTAGGGCGAATTTTGATGTTAAAAGTAACGGAAAGTCCTTTTACATCTCCCGTGCTTGTATCAACAGAAAATAAAGCGCCCACCCCTACTCTTATGCGCAATTTATCAAGCAAATCACTGACGGTAGTTTTAGATATTGCACCACCAGCTCGACTCAATTTTACTCCTACCGGCTGCTCTAAGCGAATATCATCAAACCCTGGCATTGGATCTTGATTTTGCGTGCCCACTCGGTAATCAATGACCAATGAGTTGGCACCGCCAGCAGTGGTTGTTCTATTTAGAGATGGAATGGAGGCTTCAATTTCAGGCAGCAATCCCCCTTTCCCATTGGCAGAAGCAGAGCTGCCTGTAAGGAAAGTGTCAATACTATAGTTAAAAGTTCCATCAACATTTTTAATGGGAGTGTCATCTAAATAAATGCGCGTAAGTGGATCCACCCCATCCTCGAAACCCTCCACTTCGCCTTCCGAAAAGACGCCTACTACGGTTGCTTCCGAGCGGCTTCTTAGCGATTCAGGATCTTCATTGATGCCGCCTTTTCCTTTCCCGCCTCCTGACGAACCAGAGATATATGCAGTCCATCCACCTTCTTTTTCTTGAATGAAATCTTCCATCACACTGGCACTTGCTGAGTGGTTATAGACGAAGAAACAACCAAAGGAGATGCAGCTAAAAAGCGACCATAAAGCAATGGAATTGGCTGCCCTTGTGTGGTTAATTCTGTAGATCTATCAAATAGAAAACTTTCTGTTGGTTCATTGGATTGCGGCTGAGGGGAGAACAAGGAAGCGATACCACCAAGCACCATATAAGAGCCAAGTCCAAATAAAACATTGCCAGCAGTTAATGCAGTTTTCCCTATGGTTCCCAACACAAAACCGCCGATAGCAGGAATAAAAGCCAAAGCAATCAATGTTATTCCAAGCAAAATTCGTCCAAAAGCACCACTTCCCGTGACGATTGGAGCGATAATAAGGCGGTCGCAGGGCATAATTACATTTTCATACTCCATGCCTTCGCTATCATCATTAACCAAGCGGAACGCCACGCCTTTCTCGTGGGCGCTAGCCATATATTCCTTGAAACCTTCTAATTGATTGCACAATGCCGACATTATGTCGCGAGGAGAAGATGCAACAAAACGAAACCTGCGACCAAACTTGCGTCCAAGCTCTCCTATTAGTTTCACTTCAATGTTTTTCATTGTACAAGCTCTTTGTGTCGCAAAATTTTAGCAGTGCATTTTTGCCAATAGCCCCCATAGACATTGGCTTCAGATAGTCTACCCAGTAAATGCTGATAAAAGATATTGCGCTCTGGCGAATGAAGAACGCCCACGTGATTGGGGAAGTCAGCCTGTAATTGCATTAAGACAATATCCCCTCGCTTTTGAAGCTTGTCCACTTCTACAAAACCTTGGCCTTTAAAATTTTTTTCAAACATTCGCCATTCGCTGCTTTTCCATTCAAACTCCTCCCCTCTTTCGTAATCATCCAACAAAATGCCAAACTCTTTGTTGAAATAATCTCTTACTAGACCATAGCAATCATAAACGCCATAAATCCACGGTCGCTCTAAATAAAACGCACCACCAGTGGGGTCCATTTCGTGCCAGCTATTAGTCCCAACGCAATACATCACCCATGGCAAATTGATGGCCTTGCATGAAACAATATCATGCCTGCTAAATTGATTATTAAAGCCTGTGTGAGAATGGAAAACTGCTTCAATGCCAATTTCCTCTAGCCTTGCGTAGTCTTTTGCGCTAATTCCAAAGTTTTTTGATGGAAAAGGATGAATGTTTGCGCAAGGAAAAAATTGTCCTCCTGCAATAATGCCGCACACTTCTTCTTCTGGCGTGGATTGCGCATAAGCGCGGAGTTCATCTTTTAGACCTTGATAGTTCATTGTCGTCCTTTGATGGCCCCAGGAAATCCTCCAAAGGGAAGAGACTGGTTTGGAAATCTTAACTGACAACTTTGAACTCTTTTGCCGCAAACATCAAGCAATGGATTGGAAGTGGGGGTGTCGTCTGATTCAGCCACTGGCCCTCCCGTGTAACCGCATTCGCTACTTCTGTATTTCCATTGACAATAATTTTGTGTGATAATCCGTTTAGGCAATAAAAGCCCTTCAAGATCAAGAACACTTGCAAGCTGCCAAGTGATAGTTAAAGCGTTTTCAGCGGTTTTGCGTTCAATGAAAAACACATCTAATGGAAATTCTTGAGTGGAATCAGCTTCTGGCTGGCCATCTAGATATTTGCCTAGCGTGCGCCGTCTCGTTACTTTTGCCCCTACTAAATCATCAAGACTACTAATGACTTGCGTGAATGTGCCGAGCACATTAGCAACTGTTAACGATGGTTGGGCAATTTGTCCAGTGGTGTTTTTTTCGTAGCCAGCAGCCAAGATAGGCAGTGGTTCATAAGTGCGCCCTTGCCAAACGATTTTATTATCGTCGGGCTGGAGCTGATTCGTAAAGTAGAATTTATCTTGAGCGTCTCCAGTGATAGGCTCTAAGTCAAGGTCAAATAGTTCAACGATGGCATCATGCCATCCTTTCTGTACATCAGCTTCTAGGGTCATAAATCCTCCTCACTGAAAATGAAAAAGTGTTGCTATTGGGGCCGATTGTAGTCCATTGCCAAACATTTGGTTCTAAGCGGTATTTATATAGCTTGTCATCCATGAAGAATTGTGAATAAAAGAAGTCGCCATTTAATGCTGAAAGTTGAGCATCAAGAGCAATAGCGGCATCGTCGGAAATGGGAACCGTTTCAATTTGATAAGAACGAATGTCATTATTTATTGCTTCGGGACTAATCTGCTCGTATCCATCGCCAAATTCCACGCGACGAGTGCGACTGCCTTTTTCAACAGTTAAACCATAAGAACAGGCAAGAGCAAGAGTGGGTTGAGTCATGGCTTATCTCCGTCCCGCAAGAATGCCGCCAGGTCGTAGCTCGCCAACAATCACTTGCTTCACGGCACCCTCCAATTTACGGCCAAGCTCGGAAGAATTAGAGCCATTAGCATTGCTTTGCGCTTGACCATTGTTTACATTTACTGTAATGTTACTAACAATTTGATTGCTAGCGGCACCTCCAAGATCCACAGGAATGCTCTTCCCATCAGGCAATGGCACAATGGCTTCATTGTAACGCCCTTCACCAACAAGGCCAAGCGTAGGGCCTGTGACAATGCCGCCAGTGGCAAACTTTTCAAAGCCACCAGGGGCAATGCCGCCATTGGCGAATTGAGAATACTTAGCCATATCCTCAAAGTTCAATCCTGGGGCACTCGCGCCAGGAAAAAAGAAGCTCAAAAGTTGCTTGAAAATTCCCAAAATCTGCATCTTTATCCATTCAGCAATCATTTGCGCCACCATATCAGCAAAGCTATCAGCAACGCTTTGGAACAAACTAGCAAGAGCCTCTTGAGCAGTCATGCTACCAGTGATTAAGCCTTTGAAAGCATTGCCAAAAGCATCTCCAATGGCATTGGCGGCTTCTACGGCTTGGTAACGTGCATCAGTAAGTCTTTCTAGATTTTTTGAGATTTCATCTATTGCATCCTGAAGATAATCAACAGGCTTTTCCGCCTGCGCCGCCACCGTGGCTTGAATCGTCTCAGCGCTCATGCTAGGAAGCGTGCCAATTGCGCCGGTAACAGTGTCGCGATCCCTTTTAAGCTTGGCTAGTTCTTCTTCAATTTTTAATCTTTTTTCAGCGTCTTTTGTGGCTTCTTTTTGTTTTTCTAATAGGCTAATTTGACGTTCAATGTCTTTTCTTAATAGCTCAAGTTTTTCTTGTTCAATGGCAAATTGCCTTTCAACTTCCACTGTAATCTTGGCGACCGAAGGCAAAATTCCTTCCGCCACAAGCCGATCATATTTTTTCTTGTCGGCCAATTCTTCCTCGGCGGCTTTTTTAATACCCACCGTACGCTCTCGTATTTGAGCGAGTGTTTCCGCGATTTTCTTTTCCAGTTCAAAACTGGTTTTTAGGCGAGCCTGGTCACCCTCTCTCAAGAGCTTTTGAATTTGCAAGGATTTTTCTTCGGCAGGAGTTTGCTTGTCCAGCTTGATTTTTGCTATTTGCTCATTTATCTTCACTTGTTCCTTTAATCCTTCTAGTCGTATAACTTCTAGCTCGTTTCCAGATAATCTTGCCGTCATCATTTGACGCTCTATTTCCATAATCTGCTCAGCGGTGGCAAGTTCCAGCTCAAGCAATGGCACTCGACTTTCGCGGGCTGCTGTTCCTTTCGTGGGTTTAGCAGTATCAGTGCTAGGTGTGACAGTTTCTGCAAGAGAAGGAGTGGGCTGGTTAAGTCCTAATTGTTTTTGCCTTTGCAGAGCCTTTTCGCGATTTTTTTGCTGTTCTGAATATAGTTGATTGTTTAACTTAAATTGCGTATTTAGATCAGAAGTCGCCTTACTTAAATCAACAACCGCCGCTCTGGCGCGGCTGCCTCCAGTTCTTCTTAAAACAATGCCCGCATCTTGCGCCGCCTTGATTAGCTCCTGAGACGGAGGCTGGTTCCCGGATGCTTTTTGCTTTTCAAGTGCTTTTTCGAAATCTCGCAGCGAAAGCTGCTTGGCTCTTGTTTCTGTTAGTTGCGCTTCTACGGCAAGCACATTTCCACTTAATGCGGCTTCCCTGCTCGCTTTAAGACTTTCGACGGCCGCTTTTTTGGCTTGATTTGCGCTATCTCGCATTGACAAAAAAGCACTTGCAATCAAAGTGATTCCAGTGACGACCGCACCAATGACAGTAGCGGCGGCCAGCGCCCTTAATGCAGTTGTCGTACCAACAATTTGTACGGTCGCGCCCGATGCATTGATGCCAAGCATTTTTAATGCCGCCGCCACCGCAGTGGCGCTGCGGGCCGTTTCCGTGAGACCAAGGGCAGCCGTAACTGCCCTAAACGCAACCAATGCTCCCATGGCAACCATTGCCGCAAGCCGCATAGCTTGAAAGCCGAGAGACACGGAAGTAACAAGAGCGATAACCGTGGTGAGATTACCTCCCAAGAATGAAAGCACTGGACTCAAAATACTGCCAATGGTTTGGGCCACGTTCATCACAAAAGTGCCAGCTTTTGCAAGTTCTTGCGTGAATCTTTGGATGTCTTGAGCTTGTTTTTGGATGGCAGGGTCTTTGGCTGCTTCGTTGAGCATTTCTAGACGAGCCTGCAATGCTGCCACGTTTTGCTCGGCAGCACGAATTTGATCGGCATCTGCTCCACCAATTTTTAAGTCGCTAACAATTTTTTGTTGATCTTCTAATTGCTTCTTCACTCGATCCACCTCTCCAGTGGCGAGCTGAGCAGACATTGATAGTTGCCGCAATGCTCCTCCAATGGGCGTAAGAATAGCTTGTGCTGCTGCATTAGCCAATGGAGAAAAGGCTTCAAGCGTGCGCTGGAAATCACCTTGTACAGTATTGAGAATGCCCTGTAATGATCGCCCTGCAATTTGCGCTCCAGTGCCAAAGCGATCAATCAACTCATCTGTGACTTTTGCCATCAATTCTCTGAATTTTTCTCCCTGATACACTCCATCTTCTAAGTCTTTATTAAATTCTGAAATACTCTTACCAGCGGCATCGGCAAAAATTGACAGAGCGCCAGGAAGCACATCTCCAAGTTGCCCTTTCAACTCCTCAGACATCACCTGCCCCTTGGACGCCATTTGCCCAAAGGCATAAATCACTCTTTCTGCTTTGTCCGGCGTAAGCTGAAGAGCCGCTGTTGCGGCACTGATGCCAGTAAACAGTTTTTCAATAGAGCCAGAATCAAAGCCTGACGGTGCCATTGAAGCAAACAATCGAACAAAACCTTGTCTTGTTGTGTCAAGATTTAGGCCATATGCTCTTTGAATGTTGTCAACGAAAAGCATTTCCTTGGAGAATGTTTTTGTTTTATCCGTTGCTACTTGCATGGAATTAGCAAATTGTTGCTGACCTTTGGCAGCATTCAAAATTTGACCGGGCAGAGAGGTGATAAATGCGAGCCCTTTATATGCCGTGCCATAAAGCAACACTTGCTTAGCCGCCATTCCAAATTCACCAGCAAGACCACGCAAGCCACCAATCAAAGGCAGTTGATCTCGTGAAAAATTTTTTAATGATGAACGAGCCACTTCTATGGCTGCATTCATCCGCTTCATGTTTTCAAAATAATTTTCTGGAAGTTTTGTGGATGGTCCACCAGCGACAGCAAGTGCACCACCGCGTTCTGGAGGCTGCCCAACTCCTCTCACGCGATCTCCTCCGCCTGTACCACCAGCAGGAGGCAGCCGTAACTGCACAGGCATTCCAGGCACTTGTGGCCCTCTGCCAGGCTGAAAGAACTCCTGACGCCGTACATCCGTCCCAGCGCCAAAAGGCCCTTCTTTCATCTTTTGTTGAATACGACGAATGTATTGGCCAACCGATTCGCCTGCTTGAGGCAAGTCACCAATTTTCAAGGCATTACCTTTGAGCGTATTGGCGGCGGACTGGAAAGAGTTAAGGTATTGCTCAACAATTGGAGCGTTCTTCGCAAAACTAATTGCAGCCCTGCGCAGGCGATCTTGAATAGGTCCACTTTCGTCTATTTCTTTTCGTGGAGCAAGGCTAGGAGCACGAAATTGCTGTGCCCCCAGTGTTCGCGCCATACTCTTAGCAGCACCAGTCTCGCCAGCCGCTGGCAGTGCCAGTCGTGACATTGCCGATCGCGTGGCGATTAGTGATTGCCTCGCTTGGGCACGAGCTTGTTGAGCTTGATATCGTGCGTTATTTTCTGCATCAATTCGCGCTGCTTTTGCAATGGCATCCCTAAATTTTCGCTTTTCAGTTTCACCTGCAGCGGGCAGCAATAATCCTTGCATTTGCTGCTCAATCTTGCGCTCTATGCCTTTACGCACAGCGGCGTATAATGCACTGGATTGCCCTGCCGCCGGCAGCAATCCCGCGATCGCTGGCGTTTTTGCGCTAGACAGCATCTTGAGGCCAGTCTGCGCCTCTTCCATGGCTCGCGCCAATTCACGACTGGCTTTCGGTAGATAGCTATTTGCTGAAAAATACCGACGAATTGTTTGTTCTCCTAGCCGTAGTGAATCATAAAACTGCCGCACCACTTGTTCTTGCGCTGTCGGACCAGCAGTAGCAAGCGGAGATACACCCGCTGGCAATAACCTGCCAGCCTGCTGCCGCAAGGCAGCTTGCTGAAAAACCAAGTTTGATTCTCTTGCTGCTTGGCGCTGTTGCTTAACTTGTGCCAACTGCTGGTAAAGCGTATCAATTTCAGCGCCAATCCGCATAGACTCCGCTATTAACTCTCTCTCCTCTATTGGGCCTGTTTTGGCTACAAAAGGAAAAGCTCCTCTCCTGGAAGCGCCTCCTTGCATCAACGCTTGTAATTTGCGCAACCTTTCCTGTATTTTGCGCTCCATAGCATCAAATGCTTTGTCTAGCGATTGAACGCCCCCATTCTCAAAGCCTGCCCCAGTCTCTTTGCCTATGTTGAAAAATACTATTGATGGTGAAGCAATGCCCAAAACCCTTTTAATAGACTTAATTAAAGTCTCGCCAAGGCTTCGCGCCGCTTCCTGCAATTGAGAATTGCTGCTACTCAGTCCATTAAGAAGGCCAGTAATGACATCCTTGGAAACGGCCCCAATTTCTGCAACCATTGTTGCGCGATTTTTCTTTGTGCCGCGCTCAAAACCTTCGACGCCAGCAATGGCTAGAGCCTCGTAGAGTTGTTTTATTTCGTTAGCAGTGGGTTGATCTGGTCGAGTTTTCTTGGTTCCCAGCCCGCCGATCCCAATAGGGAAAGCACCTTTCGCCCCTTGTGCTACTTGCTGAACTTTTGCTAGTTCAGAGGCGAGCCTTCTAGCATTGTCAACCTCTGCTCCTAAATTAGTGTTTATTTCAATGTTAAATTTCTTTCCGCCAATATATTTTTCTAACGCCTTGGTTTTAGTTACAATATCTCGCCTATCGAAAATGATGGGCAGCGTAACTGCTTGCCCGCCAAGCTTGGTTCCAATGGTATTAAGTTGATTCCGCAGGTAGGCAGTATCAAGCCCAACTTGTAGATCAAGCCTGACTCCTTCCGCCATTGTTATGTCCTATTGTTCTGTCTTTTAATCATCATTGTAGCAATCACGCCTGCTCATGAGAAGACGCTCTTTTTATTTCTTCTGCCAACATGCCAAGCAATCGTCCATTGATGCGCCTTGTTTTTAACAGGCGATTAAGGACAATCATGCTGGCATTAGTAAGGCCATCATCTTTTTGAAGCTTGTTTGTATCAAACGGGAAGAAGTCGCTTGGCTTTGCCTTGGCTTGTTTGCCTGCCATCATTCCTACAACTGTTGCCCCTAATTTGCCAATAGCAACACTCTGAATGTTATATTTCATTGCATCATGCTTTTCCAAGAATTTCAACGCAGCCTGAACGTCCCTTACGGGCTGCTTGCCAAAATTCTTGGCACTCCACCTATCGTCTCTAAAGTCAGAAGCGGACAAGCGAAAATAAATGTCATTCCATGGAGTGAGAGAGCCAAGGATCTTCTTGGCTCTATCCTCTAATTCTTCAGTGGCAGACGACCACTTCTTTACTTCTGAGCTTTTTTTGCTGTTTCAACAGCCTCCTTCACTTCTGCATCTTGCTCAGACGCAATAAATTCAACTACTTTTGCAATGATCTTGCGTGGCAAATGTTCTGTGTCTTCGATGGTCCAATCGTTGATGTCTTTCCATTCACCATCGATAAGCCCTTGACCACGAGAGCGGAT